TCTTAATTATAATAAAATATAAGTAATTTAATTGTTTTTTTGAAATTATAATGCTATAATATAATTATAAAGGAGGGATATATTATGTCAAATTTTTCAGAAAACCTATCACGACTACTTAAAGAAAAAGGCATATCTCAGTTTAAATTAGCCTCAGACTTAAACTTGGCGGCTCCATCCGTTTCAAGGTACTGTACAGGATTGCAACTTCCACGTGCTGATGTTGTCGCTGAAATAGCCAAATATTTGAATATTTCCACTGACGAATTATTAGGCGTTGATGAAAACGTTTCTAAAGATTTTTATGAAGATGCTCGTTCTAAATTATATCAATCATTAATAAAAGAATATCTATCCATACCTAAAAATTTTATAGTCGCACTATTGGAAGAGTTAGATGAAGAAGAGCATAAACAAGTGATAGATTATATTATCTATCTATTGTCAAAACATGAAAAGTATCAAAATATTTCCAACACAAAAGACACCCCATAACGAGGTGTCTTTGCTTTTTATTTTCTGTTGTTCTTTACTATTTCGTATTTTTCATTTGGTTTTCCGTCTACGGTTCCGATTTCCGATGTCATATTCTGAAAATCGTCATATTTTATATAATAACTTCCGTTTGAAGTATATAGCCTTCCTCCATTTAAAGCATAAACCAAATCATTGTCCCACATATAATCATTCGTAACATTGATAAATTCAATTCTCCAATAGGTTTTATCATCTGTCCACCCTACAATCCACATATCAAATTTATCTTGTTTTATGTCTAACATTTGAGAATTTATGTCCGTCAGCAAAAAGTAACTTTCAGCATTATCATCTTTATACAGTGATAATCCACCTTTAGTCTTTTCCCCCGAATCGGTAACACTAATTTCGATTGGACCAGTTTCGTTTTGTGTGGTATTTGCAGCCGGCATATCTCCTACATATATTGTATTATCTTGAAAACCTACATCAAACCCCATACGGTCGCCTATATCTCTTAATTTGAAATATGTACTACCGTCAATATTATACCCTTCCATTTGAACATCTTGACTGTTCACTTTTATAGGAAACTCATTAGGTGTAGCTGTATATGTGGCTGCTATTGCTCCTACGGTGCTTGCTAATACAATTCCACTTATAAAGCAAGCGATGTTACTTGTAATTTTTTTCATTTGAATACATCCCCTTTCTACCTAATATTACCACATATACAACAACTTTGTCAACATACTTTTAATGTAAAATATCTGTACTTATTTCAAACTGTTTTTTAGTTCGTTAATTTTTCCCTCCAAAAGTGCTATTCTTTTTCTTAGGTCTCCAATTTGATTTTCATTCGCTACATAGTAACCATTCAGCCATAAGCCACCCTCAATATTAATGCCTTTTAGTTCACCGCCCACATCAACATAAGGCAACATTTTTGCATAACATTCCGACTGACTTGAATATGTATCGCCGTAGAACTCAATACCTTTGGTATTGTTGCCCGCCATACCAACACGCAACATACCTTGAATAATACAGTCTTGCATAGTTTCAATCGTACCTGAGAAAACAGCCTCACCGTCCTCATTCAAATAAACAGCCTTGTTACCCTTAACATCATAGATAATAAATACAAATTCCCCGTTATAGTTTCCTATTCTAATTCGTATGCGTTTACTATCTTTTATTGAAAGTAAATCACCATCCAACAGTAACTGTTTATTATCGGACCTAACGGGGTTTTGGGTACTGTTCACCGTACCGTGAAAATAGCTTGTTTTCAGCTTATTCGCTCTGCCCGAATTTTTCTGAATAGTTTTAATCAGCTTACCCATATACCACGCGTGGTAATACGCATTAGCCAATGTAGGCTGACCGATTGTTACTGACGGCTGTTTTGCACTGTATGGGTAATACGTCATTGATACAATTCGCTGTTTATGTTCGATATTATCTTCAAAAACGTGTACTGTATCGCCCAACGCAATTTTATAAAAATCACCGTACTCGGCAAGTTTACTCAAATCAACCACGTCACCCGTGATTGTCAGTTGAGGGCGGTCAAGTCTAAAATCATTACCCTCACCCTTTAAGTCCCACTCACCAAACGCCTTTAGCTTTTCGGGGTCATCGTAATCGCTGTAATCTCGGTACGCCTCACGAATACCGTACTTCTCGATACCCTCTTTACTGTCAATGTACGGCTTACCGCCGTTTACAGATGAAATCGTCAAATCATCCTTGCCGTACATATACAGTCTTGTCGTCAGCTCTTGTGTGTTTCTCTCGACTGAAAGACTTGTCATATTCTTCTTTATTGACATTCTCACGCCGTTATCCTTACCGATACGCTCCACAACCGCAAATCGGTAATTGTCATAATATATTTCACCCCTGCCGTAAGCCTCTATGACGTTTTGAATCACGTCATATGTATTTATCTTATCAGTCGGGTAAAAGTCGATTTTAACGCCGTCTGCGCCTATTCTCGTCATACCCATTTCCTTAAGTTCACTGTCGGGTATAAGTTCAAATTTTGTCCCCGCTATCGCAAGTTTTATAACGTCGTACGGGTCAACACCTATTGTTGATTTTGTCACGTCTGTATCGTTGCCGATTGTCGGCAAGTGATGATGAAGTGCGTCATCATAGAATATTCGGTTAGCTTTCACCGTCATAATTCTTGAACCGCTGTAATCTCGCTTTACAAGTGTAATGCGATATGCTTGTCCTTCGACCGATACTATACGATTTTCCTTTATAAGCTCCGCTTTTTCGTCTTTCATAGGGTACTTAAAAGAAACTGTGTGCGTTTCCTGCAATCCCTCAAACACCGCCACTTCATACGCCTTGTTAAGATACGCAAGGCAACCGCCTGTGAAGTCTGTTTCGTTCCATTCGTGTAATTTAAAAGCCATGTTATTCACTCCATTTCATATTATCAAAATCTACGTCGTACAAAAATTTAGGCGTGTAATTTATCTGCACGACACCGCCGCCTGTCACCGTTATCGTGTTATCCAGTTCGGGAGCAAGTTCAAAAAACTCACCCTCTGCATATGCCATAAGGCTTGTATTTCCGCTATAAACTATTTCTTTCTCGCAGTCGATAACTATGTCGCCTGTGCAATTAACAGTGATACTCTTGCCATTATTGCTTATGGTAAACGGACTTTTTGCACCTGTTACCGTTATAATCGGTTTGACGTGTACATCACCGATATTCGGTATGTTTTTGTATGTGCCATTACCGTTTAATGTTAAATATTCATCTTGACCTATCGGAATTTCGGTATCAAGTGAAATATCGGTGTCAAGACAAGGTCCGTTCAGTGCGTCAAATATCAACTCGGAAAAAGGCTCTGCCTTATACGTCACTGACAAAACGGCTTTTCTGCCGTCGTGTTCGGGTGTATATGACACGCTGTCCATTACCCTTACGTTCCACTTGACAAACGGCATATCGTTAAAAATAAGCGTGCCTTTGCCCTTAAACCAACGGCTTATAACGGTTAGCTTTTTGTTTAATTCTTCGGTACTGTCCGCACCGATGTTAAAATCAATCTGAAATTTTCGTGTATTGAAATATTCGTGACCCGATACGTCAGTAAAATCATATTCACCGTCTGTTTCGTCGGCACTTACGGTAAACTCCTTTACCTGTGGAAATACGGGACGGTCCTTTGTTCTGACCGTCACTCGCTTAAAATCCGTTGTATTTTTGCCGTTAAATTCAAAACCGTTACGCATATCTTTCCTCCTATAATCCTACGTATTTGTTCAATGCATCTTGTTTTTCTTCCGGTGTCATTTGCATGAAGTTATTTATGATCTTCCTGTTGTCGCTCATTGAATTATTTTCAATTTTGAAACTATCGAATTTGTCAAGCATTCGACTTAGCAAACTTTCTATATTACCGCCTGTCGCCGAAACCTTATCGGTTATCGTTGCTACATATGCAGATATGTTGATGTCGGCATTTTGCAATCCTGTAAGAATGTTTTTCTTGCCGTCCTCCATTTGCTTGTATTCAGCCTCAAGACTTTCAATAGTGGCATTATTTTTGACTTGCAACTGATACAGTTCTTCGTCACGTTGCAGTTGTTTCATCTGCTCTTGCAACTCTTTGTACTTCTGTTGCCCCTTATCAGTAACTGAATTTGCATACACATCAAGTTGTGCCTGTACCTCTGACATATCTGTTTTACGATCCTGTATGTCCCAACTGTCACGAAGTTCTTGCTCTTGCTTTGAAAATTCGTCTTTGACATTTGAAATATAGTCTTGTTGCTTTTGGAGCAGTTCGTCAACCGCACTTGATTGCGACTTGTACAGTTCCATACTGTACTTGTTTGTGTCGTCAATAAATTCCTCAAAACTGATTTTACCCGCATTGTAAAACTCTTTTACTCGGTCAATTTTGCGTTTTAGAAAATCTTCCTCGCTGTCACCATACTTATCCCAATCATCATATGTACTTCTTAACTCCTGCCAAGCGTCTGCGTCCTTTTGCCATGCCGAATACTCGTCAGCATTCTTTTGAGCCACTGCGTCATAACGTTTTTCTTCAAGTGTCTGCTTTTCCTCGACATATTTTTGATAATTAATAACGTCATTCGCATAAAATTCTTCAAGACGTTCCGCCTCTCTGTCGATACCTGCAATGTAGTCGTCTATCGACATACTGTGATACTTCTGCTGATGTTCAAGCCAACTGTCCGAGTAGTTTTTCATATCGTCATAAAGCGTTTCGCCCGCGTCCGATACGTTTTCAACATACTCGTCCCAAGTGATTATTGCGTCTTGTAAATCTTGATAATTTCTGTCTTTTATACGTTTGAAAGCGTCAAGCGGTGTGTCGCCGTTATCACCCCAATCGTTTATAGCGCTGTGTTTTTCAAGGTATGCCTTTGACTGTTCGTTGAACTCTTTCGTCTGTTTCTGCATAATAGAGAAAATTTGTTCCTCTATGTCGGCAATATCCTTGTCGTTCGACTTGAATTTCTCTTGAAATTCTAACCACTTTTCAAGTTCTTGTGCAGTCGTTACTGCGTGCGTTTTGGTGTAATGCGTCCAATCGTCCTTGGCTGATGTAAACGCGTCCGAATTGTCTTTTCCTGTTGCGTAATGCGGTATACCCATACCCGACATTATCGCCTTGGTTTGTGACGCTGTGTACACCTTTGCACCCTTTGACAACGGCAACAACACGTCCTTGCCCTGTGGTATAAATGCACGTCCTTTGTCAACGATTAATTCTCGTGGGTCAGATATACCCTTTTCATCATTAACCATTGCCAAACCGCCCTCAAAATTTTGTGTACCTTTAGCTTTTTTTACGAACATTCCCGAACTGCCAAACTTGGCCGCCGGAACATTTTTATCGCTTAGTCCCTCTATAGACGAACCCTCAACAGAAACAGTATAATGGACTGTCGCAAATTTGTCTTCGGGTTGATAGCCGTCAGGTTCTGCACTATTCTTCTTAAATGTAACATTGCCCTCTTTGGGTGGTGCCGTATAGTTGTCGGGTTCTGTGCTGTCATTAGTCCATATAACTTTACCCGTTGCAGTGATTTCACCCAACTTATTACCATTCAAATCGTTAATATCAAAACCGCCTGTATCGACATTAAATTTAATCTGAACTTCGTCATTTTTGACAAGTTCTTTTAATTTTTCATCAGCTGTGTCCAATACAGATATATCACCCTCTGCACCGACTTGCAGTTTTACATCACCTTTTGTATTTACATCATCTACAGCCTGTTGAAGTTCCTTTACTACCGAAATGTTCCCGTCGGCATCTATGACTATACGCTTATTCTCCGGAATCAGCCCCATGCTGTGTGCTAATTCGTTTGCTTGTTCGGTAATAACATCAAGTTTACCGTTTTCGGCAGCCTCTTTTACAGTCTTAAATCCGTTTTGCAGTAAAGCGGCATTTGTTGCAATATCACCTGAATATGCTCCAAACTTTTGCATTGAATGAACATAATCGTTAATTATATTATTCAATTCTGTTCCGTCACCATTTGCCGCTTTTTCCCACGCAGACTCTAAATTATCAACTCCATTCATTGCCAATGCCGCGGCTTGAGCATAACTGTTCATATCCAGTTTGCCCGCTGAAATAAATTCTTTCATATCGGACAATGATTTTTCCACACTCTCATTATCCTTATTTGCCACTGACATTTTTAACAATTCAAGCTCCATGTTAGACAGTTCTTCTGCTGTATCATGTAGTTCTTGATGTGAACCGTCCAAATCATCCAGTTGCTTTTTATAATCTTCAAGTATTCCTGTCGCAACCTTATAACTGCCGGTGATTGAAGCAAGCACGCTTTCGGCATTCTTATCGGATTCATCTGTTATTGCGTTTTCATAGTCACTACCTATTGTATTTTTATATATCTCTTTAGCTTTCGCATACCCCTTAGCCGCAGTGATTTCGTTATTTGCTATTTTTGCAGTAATATCACTGACTTTAGACTGTGCTTCTGAATATTTAGTCTGCAATTCCAATTCTTTGTTATAATTTTCTTGCGCCTCGCGTCGTGTTTGTACATAATTAGAATTATTATTTATTAATTCAGATAACTCAGCACGTTGATTATTAATATTAGATTGCAATTCATTCTTAGACAGTTTTGTAACTTGTTCAACTGCGTCGTCTAAATTAGAATTATCGGAATTGATAACAAGATTGTATTCCTGTGATAGCATTTCCTTGATTTCTTCTAATTTGCTCTTTGCCTCGTCAACCTGTTCTTGACTGCTTTCGGGGCTTTCAATAACCATTTTCAGCGACTTTATTTGTCCTTGAATATCATTCAAGGATTTGTATTTTTCAAGGCTTTCCTTGACTTTCTCGTTGCCCTCTGACAGTCCCTCACTCCATCTGTATTGTGATTGATACCACTTATCATATGCAACCTTTCCGGCTATCGCCGCCGTAGCAATACCCGCAACAGCTAACGCCGCCGGTCCGGCAACAGAACCTATGCTCGCAAGTGTCGGTGCAAACTTCGCCAATGCTCCGCCTGCTGAAAATGCCTTTTTGATGTTGCCGACTGCCTCAACAATTCCGCCAACACCTTTGATTGCTCCGGCACTGACTTTTGAAATAGCACCTATCGCAATAACTGTCGCACCCGTATTAACAACAGCACGTTTTTGTTCGTCGTCCATTTGCGACAATCCTTTTGCAAAATCGGCTACTGTGGTGCTTGCGTCTTTTATTGACGGCAACATTGTTTCGCCGATACTTCTCGCCGCTTCAATAATATTGTTTTTTGTGTTCGCCAATTTTGATGCGGTCGTTTCATTCTTTGCGTTAAATTCTTCTTGTAGTGCCGTATTTTCTTGGTATGCGGTGTTTGAACGATTGACACTCTCGGTTACTAAATCATAACCGTTGACTAATGCCATCATAGCCTGTATATCCTGTGTATTGTTTATGCCTAAATCATCTAACGCAACAGTTAGATTTTCGGCAGACTGCAAGCCTTTTAACAGTCCGTTAAATGCACCGGAGCTGTCAGTATTCCACTGCTCTTTAAATTCTTCCGCACTCTTACCGCTGTACTTTGCGAATTTCGTTAAGCCCTCTCCGCCGCTTGCAACGGCTGTTTCTATGGACAGCCACGTACGACCTATCGCACTACCGCCCATTTGTGCCTCAATTCCCAATGAGGACAATGCGGCGGAATAACCCAACACGTCCGCCGCCGACATTCGTACAGACGAACCGTATTTACCCATACGCAATGCCATTTCCGCAATTTCCGATTCTGTTGTCGCACTGTGGTTACCCAAATCAACGATTGCACTGCCGATATTACGGATTTCGCCTTGACTTGTACCCATTACATTCATAAATCGGGCCAGTGTTGCGGCACCCTCTTCGCCGACAAGGTTTGTGGCTGAACCCATTTGTGCCATTACTTCCGTAAAGTCGATAATGTTTTCTTGTGATATACCCAACTGACCGCCCGCCGCCGCAAGCTCATTTAGTTCAGTTGCCGTCTGTGGTATCGCGCCTCTGCCGTCAATACCTGTTGTTGACAAATCAATAATGCCTTGCTTTATTTTGGCTAACTGTTCCGGTGTAGCGTCAACCGTCTTTTTAACTCCGGCAAAACTATCCTCAAAATCTATCGCAAACTTCGCACTTGCAACACCGCCCGCGGCAAGAGCCGTTGATGCGTATTGTATCGGTTTTGTTATCGTGTCAATACTTTCGCCGACTTCTTTTATACCTTTTCCGGTATCTTTAAGCTGACTTGCAAGACCTTGATATGCACTTGTGCTTTCTCTTACACCTTTCACACCATTTGTATTGCTTTGTGTTCGTTCCAATTCTTCGAGTTGTTGCGATACACCGCTTATTGTCGCCTCTAAGTCGGACGCATCACCTCTTATTCTTACTACTAATTCCGCCGCGTCAGCCACTACAAATCACCTCACTACATTCCATAAAACATTTTTAAATACGGGTCATTTCCCGTATAGTCATCTTCCGTATCATCTTCTAAATCATCTATCATTTTAAACAAAACAAACGGATTTTGTTTTGATATTACATCCGGCAATAACCCTCTTTGCCTAAACCAATCTGCGTACAAAGTACGCAGTGGTCGGCTTTTAGAGTTATTACCCTTTACTCGTTTTTTGATGTCAATGCCTCTATATAGAACTTCCATAGCTCAATACACAGTCTTGAACGTGTATTCACATCAAGAGAATTAATAATATCCTGTGTTGCCTCTGTTCCCTCGAACATATAGTCCACCGCCTCTCGGCAGATGTTAAGCGGTCCGTTCTTGCTTTCGTCGTTATGTGCGTCATTTATAATGCACATTGCCTCAAAATCAAACGGCTTTGAAACGTACTTTTTCTTGTTGTGTGTAAATGTTAATGTATGTTGCATGATATATTCCTCCTAATTTTTCGCATACAAAAAACACGCATATAGCGTGCTTGACATAAACTTTTTATTGTGTTATAATTTAGATATAAAAGGAATGGCTTTAGTTATTCCGCAATGTAACGTAATTAGTAGAAAGAAATTACTTCTACGACTAACCGCTTACTTGGCAGAGTAGGCGGTTATTTTTTTATGTTCTTGATTATATCGAGAATAATAACAAGTATTATAAGGTTGATAACTAAATTCAAGTCCAAGATAACACCTCCTTTCAAGAGGTGTCGGAATAACCGCCAAGCCATTCCTATATATCAAGGCTTTCGCCTATAATATATTTTACATTAATCGACGTATAATGTCAATTTACGTTTATTTTACAGTGCTTTCTTCACTGGATAGTAGTTCATATCCTTAAACCAGTTTTCTTCAAGTTCTGTCTTTGTAACGCCCTCCGGCAAATCGCTTTCATCAAAGTATGCGTAATAGTTGTTGTCAAAATCACGTTGTACGGCTGTGTATGTAGCCTTTGCAGTTTGCTTTTCAGGCGCACCGCTTGACGCTTTTGTTTTGCCTCCGACGTTTGACGCAAAGCTGTATGAACCCTTGTAATATCTCACATAACGGTATGAGCCGTCAGACTTCATAATTCTCCACGCAACACCGAAATAAACGGTTTTTGTATCGTTGCCGACCTCTACTACACCGTCTTTTTGTGTCAGTCCACGCCACATTGAATCAACTTCCGGCGGAATATCGGCATTTGTGATGTCGTGACCTAATTTTTCAATGTAGTTTGATGTTTCATACGCACCGTTATCGGCGTCAAAAACATCACTGCCGCCTGCGTCTGTCGGTGCAATTTCGACAGTACCTCTCAAATTATACGGATCACCATATGTTGCACCCTCTGATGTGTCTGTTAAAACTGCGAAAAATGTGTACTTGTCCACACCTATTGTAGGTAGTGGTTTTCTTTTTTTTGTATTTGCCATAAATCAATCATTCCTTTCTACTACTTTCGTAAATCTCATTGTTTTGTGTTTTATACTCTTGTCGTCGGGATTGGGTACGTCCATTGTCATTTCGTGATAATATTCATTATCAGTCAACAATTTATATACCCTCTCCGACAATTCAAAACACGTTTGCGGATAATCGGCGTAAATATCAATCTGAACAGTCGTATCATTCGTAACGACCGTATTGTCATATGACATTGAGCCTTTGTCCGTTAGCGTGTAATATGCTATTGCAGGCAATTTATTAAAATTATCGGGATATGCAAAGCATACATTTACACCGTCTATTTGCTTTAAAATATCCCGTAATTCAAGGTTAATATCATACACCGTAACCCTCCTTAAACTTAGCTACTATTTCACTTACATTGTTCTTTAATGCCGGAACAAGGAACGGCTGTGGTGCTTGCCCCGACGTTGTGTAAAATCGACCGCCACTGTAATACGTCCAGTGTCTTTTTGACGTATGCGAAACAGATTTGTCGCCCTTTGAGCCTGTGCCAAATTCGACGTAAATGCCGTAATCGGCAGTCGGACCGATTGCAACGCTGTCACCGTCCACTTGGCTTACGATACTGCCCTTTAAACGTCCTGTTGCAACAGGACAGTTTGCCACTGCGTGCGCTCTTACGACTTCACCCGCCATTGCCAAACCTCGCTGTATTTTATCGCCCGACGCATACTGTGTCAGCTTGTCAACAACGTTGTCTATCCCCTCGATTGAAAAATTCATTTCAGCCTACTCCTTTCGAGCATTGCTACCAAACCGCTGTCCCATTTCTGCACATATGTTATATCATATATGTCGCCGTCATATTCAACTCGGTTACCGACCTTTACGTCGTCTGACATATCGCAGAACATACGCATTTGACATTCTATATCAAGACCGTATTGCTCTCTTGCTCTGCCACCACTGTACGGTTGTACGTCGGCTTTGATTTCGGATAATACCGTCTTTTCGGCTTTGCCTGTATAGTCGTCAATCTCGTATTCTGCAATTATGACGTCCTTATTATAAAACCTACTAAATACCGACATCACTCGGAACACGCCCCTTTCGTTTACGGAACGGGTCAAGACGTTTATAATAATTGCTGAAAATCTCGTCATTATCATTTTCGGCATATGTCACGGAACGTTCGCCCTCGCTTACGCTCTTGACTACCTCGGGACTTTTACTGTCCCCATAGCCTTTTATTCTGTACATATCCGCCGCAATCTTCGGAACAAGGCTTTCAAGCTGACGGGGCAAAACCTCAATATGACAGTAAGACATAATCATATTAATTGTGTCGTCAATCAAAAAGGACAACAAGCCGTCTTGCTCGTCGTCCTTAATTCCCAACAACATTTTTAGTGTCCCCAACTGTTCCATATTATTCACCGCTTACAACATCGGCACTGCCCGACTTTCTCGCCTTTCCGTCCGCAGTAACTTCCGCAACTGTAATTTTATGACCGTTTGTCGCAGTAATTTCATCACCGTTGTTAAACTCTGTCCACTTTGACAAATCGTCGTCATATGCAACACTTGGAGCGGTACTTGCGGCAGTCTTGTAAACCAACTTGTGACCGCCGATAGGCTTTGGCGATACCGTAATAACAGTGTTGCCTGTTGTGCCGGCAACCGATTCAACGTCCAATTCACCAATCGCCGGAACACCGTTCTTAAATGCGGCAAATGCGTCGTCCTTGACAACAAGGAAACCTAAACGCATAGTAGCCTTGATTGCAACCATATCTTGCTCGGCAAGTGATAGCGGTTTACCGTCACTGTCAAGAGTGCCTTGTAGTGTTGCCTCTGTAAGAATTTCATAGTTGATACCTGCACGCATACCGACAACGGCATACTTGAAGTTACCTGTGATAATATCGGCACGTTTATTGTCCCACGCACCGTTACGTACAAATTCGATAGGCTGACCGTACAGCTCACCGCCTGTTGTACCGTTGACATATGCAGGTGCGCCGTTTGCGTCACGCAATTTTCTCAGCATATTCTTAACACCGATACGACCGATAAATCCCGACGGGTCATAGCCGTTTTCTTCAATCATCGACATTGCGTCAGACATAGCAATATCAATATTTGCATTGTCCGTAACAACCATATGCTTACTGTCGATAGCGTTCATAATGTTTGTCTTGAACGGTGAATTTGTACCGAAAATGCACGCCGCGTCAATCGCTCTGTAAAATGCCTCTGCGATTTCCGGCTTTAGTTCCTCAAACACACTGATAGTCGTATCTTCCAACTTTTCCTTTGTTACCGGAATAATAACGGCTAACTTCTTAGCCTCGATTTCAGGGTGAATCCAAGTAGCACCGCTTGTCTTAATTCTTTCACCCTCACCGACCCAGTAAGCACCCGGACCGTCTGTAAGTACGTTGAATTTCTTTTTCTCGTGTTTCATTTCCTCGACTTTCGCCATTCTTAAAACACTTGAACCCCTTGTCACCATTTTGATGATGTCTGTTGCTTGCTCGACAGGCACAAAACCTGTCAATTCATTTTTTAAATAACCCATTTATTTCACTCCTATCTTTGATTTTCTCTGATTATGTCCATAAAACTGCCTGTGTTGTGACCGCCACTGCCACCGTTTAAATCCGGTGTTTTACCCTTTAAACGCTCGGTAACACCTGCTTGTACATCTTTGTCGTAGCTTTCTTTTATCTTGTCGATAACCGCCTTTGTGCTATCCTTATCCTCTGCCACAATGTACTTTGCAATCTCGGCAGACAGTCCGTTTTTGTCAAGTTCCGTTTCGGCATATGCAACGATTTTTTCACGTTCAAACTCTGCCTTTGCCTTTTCAAATTCTGCTCGTTCCTTGTCGTCGTCCTCTTTTTTTCTTTGCTCGTTTGTCAACTTGGCTTTTCTCATGCCCTCTTCTTCGGCTTTTTTTAATTTTTCTTCAACTTCCTTTTCCCACTCCGCTTTTGCCTTAGCTAATGCTTCGTCAATCGCCTTTTGATTGTCGCCGTTATTCGGTGCGGGAGGCTCTGGAGGTGTCGGAGGTGTCGGAGGTGTTGGCTCCGTTGTTTTTGTTGGATTTGGTGTTGGCTCTGCCATTCAAATCATTCCTTTCTGAAAAATTGTATAAAAATAAAACCTTTTTATGTCTTGTTTAGGACAATGCTTAACCCTGCACGGGAGATAATCGGATCACCATTCCTTTCTTCTATGTGTATGTTGTGCCTACTCTCACACTATCACCACCTTTCAACGAATTGATAATATTTTAATATTCGCCTCTTAAAATTTTTCTTGCTTTTTCCGCCTCGTGACGGATTTCAAAACTTGTCTTATCTACAAATAACCAACCGTGAAACGGCATGAATTTTTGTCTTTTCCCCTCCGGCTCAAAATACGCCCAATCAAAACCGTGTCCAATAATTTCGGGTGCGCTTATTGCCTCCCAAAAACCATCTGTAACAGGGAAAAATCCACAGTTAATCATAATGCATTGCTTTTCTCTGCTTAATGTTCTTTGTGCCTCTCGTCTACCCTGTACACGGGCATTTTCCAACTCTCGGTTTAACTCTCGCTGTGTCATAATTATTTTACCGAATATTTTTTTCATAAAAATCTTCCTTTCTTTTTTCTCAATTAATTGTGAATTTGAGCATTAAAAAAGCACTCACATAATGTAAGTGCTTAGTCTATTCAATTTTCCTGAATTAATCAATAATAACGTCCGGTAGTCCAAAAAAGCCAGATGGTTTTGTTCCGTATTTCTCTATCGTATAATCAAATTTATCATCTATGCTTTTCTGCAAAACCTTACAATATTCATTACTTGCCTTTTCATCTTCCATTCTGACCTCAAAAGGGACTTTCGGAATATAGCCAAAAGCATATAAAAATTTAGACTTCATTTTTTTGCATTTTTTCATCATTTTATATCGCCCCTTTCAATAAATTTTCAAAATAATCTAAAGCATTCGGAAAAATCTTTTTTATCTCTTTGTATCTGACTTCGTCAAATTGAGCCTCGAACATATGTGCAAAAGCCTCTGTTGTTATTACATCATTATTTTCCCAATATTTGCTATCGTGACCCGCAACACCTTGTATTTCACCTTCGGTTAAAGCCCCAAGTAAATCTGACACAGCGGAATGTTTCCGCATATCGTTTAAATCGTCTGATATTTTATTAAACAAATCCTTTTGAGTTTTTAATTCACTTTTTATTCTTATTCGGTCAATGTATTCATCTGCATCATCAGATAGCTTATCAAAGAATTTTGTATCATTCGATACATTTCTCATTGCACAATCAATTAAATGTCCGTGTTCGTGAAAATACGTTACACACGAACCTCTGTCATTTGTTAAATCGTTGGCATAATTCATATAAATTTTGCCTGTACTCGGTTCAAAAAACGGAGTATTTATATATTTGCCGTCAGCTACCGCATTTTTTGTTACATACTTGTTGAACACCTTTTTTGCTGTTGTACTTCCGTGTGAAAACTTTTCTTTTATCGCCTTTTTATATTCTTTGCTCATATCGGCACTGGAAACAATATTCTTTCTGAATGTTCCTAACTCCGATAACCTCTTTTCACTTTTTATTATACCACGTTTTTCACTATTTGCAACATATTTTAACGCATTTTTCTGTTCGTCCGACAAACTGTTTTTCCATTCATCAAACGTCATACTTCCGTCAACCTTGTAATTTTCGCTCGTCAGTGGGTCACGGGCGATACGGCTTGTTAAATTCACGTCTGCCATAATCGTAACGCACCGACAACGTGGGTGTATCGGTGGGAAGTTTTCGCCCTCAACGGCTTTGTCGGTATCAAACACGCTACCGTCAAGACTTCCGCACCTGTCACACGTCAATTCAGACAGTGCCGCAACAAAACGATACTGTTTTATACCGATTTCCTCATACGCCATCTTTTGACCTTGGTTCATAAAATGCGCCGTTTCACTTCGCACAAGTGTTTCGGCTGATGTTCGTATTCCACCCGGTGCAGTATCTTTGACGTAATCAATCAGCTTATCGGTCATACGGCTTACACTGTGACCGCTTATAATACCGTCCTCAATCGTTTGTCCGACTGCATTTATAAATCTGTCATTGTGTATCCACACTCTTTCACTGTAATTGTGACCGTGCCACGGCTCTCTTAATACCATATTAACCGCTCTTTGCGGAATGAGTGAAAAATCAATACCGCAATTCAATCCTTGTGCGGTATCAAAAATATTCGTATAATAAGCCGTCTTTACCGCGCTGTCATACAGTTTCTTTTGTTTCTTTATAGCCTCATTCGCAACGTGTCTAAAGTAAATATATACATTACGTTTCAGTCCCTCTAATCGGCTAATTCTCGCACCGTATGCCTGTGCATTTATGCGGTTTAGAATTTCCTTTTTGACTGTCTTGTCGTCTGTTTCGTCGTACAGTTCAAGCAGTTCTTCGTACTGTTTGTCGCTGTCGGCTATGCTCATCAGCCGACGTGCCTCTTTTTCGGGTATATCAGTTGAAATATAGGCTTTAAATGTTTTCTCAATGTCATTGTTTACATTCTTGATTGCTCGCTCATATGCCTTAATTACACCGTCCTTAACGCTGTCCGCTTGCGATTGTAAATATGTTTCGACTTCAACGGCACGTTTTACCCAATATGCCTTACTCTTCATTGTAGTTTACTTTCCTTGCCGAACTTTCAGCGATACGCATATCCTCGGCGGACTTTTCCGCTTGCTCTCTGCGTGCGATTTCGACTTCTTCCTTTGCGTCTGTTATAAACGGCAAACGCTCTAATAATGTTTCGTCAGACGCAAGACCTTTGAGATAATTAATCATCTGCGCTATTTCAAGTTCGTTTGCAGGCAAGTTATATGTAAATCCAATGTCAACTCTGTGCGACGGCACTTCTTTCATTGCATTTAATGTCACTAAGAAATTATTGTAAATCTCCAAACGTTTTCTCAACGTCTTAGCGAAGTTACGTTCTTTGTTCTTGACGTGCTGTTCAAATCCCAACAGCTTGTACTTTATCGCCACACCCGACAAGTTGTTGCCGAAACTTTCGTCCGACAGGTCGGGAACGTGTGACAAACGGTGTATATCGTCCTTGATGTCGTCACGCAACACCTTTGTATCAGCCTCGTTCAGCACCTTTGACAGATACTCCGCCTTTGCGTCACCGTCACCCATTAAAATACGTTCTACCAATAATTTTTTTGCCTGTTCGGTGTCAAGGTCGCAGTTACACAAAAACAACAGCGAATTAACAAATTGCTCTTTGTCGTTAATTCTATCTGACATCAACACATTGTATGCGTCAATCTGCGTTATAAGCTGTTCAAAATCGCCCTGCATTTCCGTATTATTTCTGTATTCGATAATAGGTACATCAAAAAAGTAATGCGGTTCAACATTTTGCAATGACAATGCCGTATAGCTGTCAAGACCTGTGTATGTATATATAAACGACTCATCATACACACGACAAATACTGCCTGTGCAGTAGCCGTCAAGGTCGTATTTCTTGTAGTAATACACCGCAAACAATGGCTTTTCAAATGCCGACTGTGAGTAACATACAAATGTATGCTCCGGGTCCAATCGGACACTTCTCGGCTTGCTTTTTTCATCTGCATAAATCAGTTCATATGCTTTGCCGTAAATGCTCATATTCTTTACGATTTCACTGTCCACACTCGGCATATCCTGTTCCAAATATTCGTTTTTGATTGCCTCAATATCGTATTCGTCCGACACCGCATATGTTACGGGATTGCCGACAAGATAACTCTGTGTCATATCCGTTATGTACTTTGCGTGATTACACATTATGCGGTTGTTTGCCACGTTTTTACCTCTTTTTCTGCGGCTTAAAATGCGGTGATCGCCCATATAGTAATCGTGCAATAATCGGTATCTCTGTCGCTCTCGCTCGTGCCGTTCAATCAATTTTGTTATGATAAACGGTGTCACACCGCCTGCGACTATATCTTCATCAATTATCATATTCCGTACTCCTCTCTTGAATAGATTTTAGCTTTCTTATCCTTGCGCCAACTCTCAACGCCGTATCTCAACGCCGCCATTGCGTCATCAAATACATTGACAGGTTCGTCAGTATATTCGCCCGACTTTTCATCAACTCGCCAACGCCATTGCTGTATCTCTTTGATTACATTCACGCAAGACGGATGAATATGTATCTTTCTGCCTTTTAACCAGTCAATCTGCGATTGTATGCTGTTCGGATTTTTAACAACTGCCCTTGCGCGATAGCCTGCCTTTCGCCACATTTTTATACGGTCCGGCTCTGCACTGTCGCACCACATTGCAAGACTTTTGCTGAACTTCCCGTCAGCTTTAGTGATAATTTCGGTCGTATCCATTTCGTGTACATACAGTTCATTACAAACGTAAATATCGCCGTCCTTATAACCTAACGTCAATATAGCATTTGCGTGATTAAATCCGAAGTCCTGTCCTATTGCCATAGCGTCAAAACGGCTCATATCTGTATCAAATTCTTCAATGCGATAGTTCGAGAATATCAATCCGCCTGTTTCGCCCCATTCGCCCAAGCCGTAAATTCTGTAGCCCTCAGGGTCAACCTCTTTACGACGTAGCATACGTTGTCTGTATGCGTCGTCACAAAACCTATTGCTTAAATATGTGCTTTGGTGTGTCAGTACATTATCGTCCTGTATATCGAAAAACACTTTCTTTATCCAGTGACTTGACGATACAGGGTTAAATGTCAATTTTATCTGATAAAAAAGACCGTCGGGGAGTTCACCTCTCAAACGGTCATCTATAATTTCAAAATCCTGTTGCACAAGCTCCGTAGCCTCTTCAATCCATACATCGGTCAACTTACCGTTTGCAAATGTGATTGATTTCAGTTTTTCACGTTGCTTGTTATCGTTTACACCACGAAATATAATCTTGTTGCCGTTTATACAGGTGAACGACAACGGACTTTGCGTAACTCTCCACGCTCTGCCAACGCCCATACGGTTTATGGCTGATTCAAGCTCGGCAAATGTACTGTCACGATTTGTTATATCAGATTTACGCACACATACAAGATTACGTCCCTTGTCACGCATTAAACGCAATATGTACAGTTGTGCGGTATCAACACTCTTGCCACTTCCGGCACTGCCTTTCATTACAACGTAACGTTTCTTGCATTGATGTACAGGTTTGAATATCGGATTGAACGGTACTGTTATGTTGTTCATTCGTCCTCACCACCGTAATCAATCTTAATGCTGTAGTCCATATCACCGTCAACGTTTAATTTGTCTGTAAACAATGCGTAGTATTTACCCAACATTTCCGCCGCTTTGTTTACGTCCGACACCTTTGTCGGTATTTCAACACATATCGGTTGCTCCGCCTCGTCAGTGACTTTCTTGCCCTTGTCGTCATAGTGTGATTTACGTGCTTTACACGTCACAACAACCGTTTCGGGTTTCTCACGTCGCATAACAGCCGTAAGCGTTTTCAATACCTCATCTTGTTTGGCGATAAGAGCGTCCTCTTTCTCTTTCAGCCGTTTTTGTATGTATTCTTGAATTTCAGGTTTCTTCAAGTTTTCATTTCCAATCGAATACGCCGTCTTTTCCGAATATCCTGCTCTTAACGCCGCTTGCGTTGCATTCAAATCAATCAAATATTCCTCACAAAACAACTTTTGCTTTTCAGTCACTCTTATCACCTCCTGTTTTATCCCATAAGAAAAACACACCCGATTAGGTGTGTTTTAAATTATTCATTATCTGTTAATATTAATAATCTAACTCTTTTTAGTATCATTAAAACATGTATTAGCAATATAAATACAAAATAATATATTATAAAACTCAATATTCTAAAAATCAGTTCTTTTTCACAGGTAATGCTGTATAAATCTTCAGGTAGTATAAACATATATACAAAGCACAAAATCAAAATAACTGTATTAAGTAATATTTCAAACATTAACAAACTATTTGTGTCGTTTTTCTCTTTTTTGGCATTCTCAGTTTTTAATTTTAATCCTTCCAAAATTGGTACAAAGCCAAAAAATGCTGTTGTTAAAACAGAAACAATTAAAGTTATAGTATCTATTAGATCTTTATCTATAATTTTTATATACGTTATACCTCCAGAAATTATAATTAACAATATATATATCTTAAACATAAACATCTTTGCTGACTTATTTTTAAAAATACCAATATATTTCTCCAATATTTGATCAACATCAAAAAAATTACCTTTTTTTAAAATTGTCTGTTTTAATAAAATTACTAAGGCAACCAAAACTAAAATATATGGTAGCAATTTAACAAGACTTCGTACAATATCCATATCATTCCTCACTTCAAATATACTAAATTAATATTCTTACTATACAATTCATATATGCTTTCAACTTCCTTTTTTAATTTATCCATATCTGCATGACCATCTATTCCTTTTATATCCGAATCTTTAAAATTCAGTTTCATAACGGCCTTATCTATCTTACCTAAATCTAAAGTTCTTACTTTCCCTCCGCCAAGATCCAACTCTAATTTTATATTGTCATACTCAAATCCCTCAATCTCAATAATATCTGTAATATCGCGCTCTCTATTTATATATTCACATATTTTCTTTACAGTTTTTTTTATTTTGGAAAATTTTCTATAAATTCTTTCTTCTTCAGCATATGCAAAATCAGAATCTAATTTATCTGCTGAATCCATAGGTTTATTATATGCAACTAACTTTAAATTTTTCACTTCATATTCATTTAATAATTGTAATGCAAAATGTTTAGGCGTAACTACACCTATATTAAATTTATATTGCAATGTCTGCGTATTGTAACTCTTCAAAAAATCTGAAAAATATGTTTTAAATACAGTTTTCACAGAATATATACCTACATTTTGAAATATTATAAACCCTTTTTGTATATTTTTTCTTTTGTCCACTACAATATTCACAAAAAAAGGTTTTACTTCAGCTAAATCTGAATCCTTTTTGTATACTTCTTCCTTTTTCTTAGGATCTACAAGATCAGTTGTAAAGCCATATTCCCCAGTTTTCACTCTCAGAATCATATGTCTAAAAACATTTCCTGTTTCTTCGTTCTTTTCTTCTGTAAATGATTCTTCCGATATTTTAAATACAGACGATTTTATTTCATCATCTTCATATTGTCCATATCTTTTGCAAAATGTTCTTATTATCTCAAAAATATCATTTTGCTTTGCAATCTTATTATTCAACTCTTTTTTTATTTTATATTTATTTTCTCCTGTTGAAATTTCTTCAATGTTAAATGTATGTATTGATACTGATATATTTGCCATAATTTTATCCTCCGTAAAATAGTATTTGTGTATATAATTCGACAACATTACACAAAATTCCTTTTTTACAAAGAATAAATTTCCAAAAAAATTAATATCCCTATTCCCACCAATCACACGAGATATTCACCCATCATCTCACGATGATACACTACCTTTTTACGAAAATAACGAGCGGTAAGATATAGAACACAAAATATTGCACTGTATATATGTTTTGCATTATTTTTTGTTTGCTCATTCTTTTCGCATTATAAATTATAACATAAGAAAAACGAACAAAACGAACAACTTTATATTTTTTTTAAAAATCTTTTATGTTTCATTCTTACCCCGTCGGCAGTATTGCCACCACCCATTTTGAACGCTATCCACTGCCATGACGGCATTACAGTACCGTCTATGTATCTGTATCGGAATATACGACGTGTTTCGCTGTCTAATATACTGTCAACAAACGACTTAATTTTATTTTTCTGCCATTCCAATCGTTGACGTAATATAATATCATTCTCGTTCTTTCGCGTTGGCTCAACGCCCGATACAGAAATACAGTGTTTAACGTACGGGAACTCACTGTCAGAGCCTGTGACAGTTCCGTGTACTGTACTACTGTTTATTCTGTCATTTACCTCGTTTAATTCCGCTACAATACTGCGATACTGTTTTAGCTCTTCCTTTGTCAAATTAATTCCCCCTATGCTTTCTTATCCGGTACATATTCCGGACACTTTGTTATTCTATACGAATCGTATGTCTTGCGGTGTACCTTTTCAGCAGTCCAACCCTCCACAGGTTGAAAGCAACTGCTCCACGAACAATCGCCGCAAGCTTTCTGACACGCCCAACATAATTGTTCTTTAACCATTTTGTACCTCGTCTAATCTCTGAACATACTCGGTAAAATACCATAGCAGTTCATCTTTGAATACTTCAATAGCCTCTTCGGCTTTTTCTCTTGATTTGAAGTATATATTATTCGGCCCTCTCATCCACCAAGTCCTACCTGCATAAAACACATTACTAGAATAGTCATATATGATAGAATATTTTTTAAGGTCCTGGTCTTCCCAATCTTCTTTGGAAATAACCTCGTCGTTTTGTGCCTGCCATTGACGCAAGCGACGCAACAATCTGTCTGCACGAGCGTTATTTTCAACAATGCTTTTATCATTATAGTAATTACCATTGATGTAATATAGGTTATTTACCAGTGTTCTGCCTCCTAACACTTCGTGTCCGTCATTGATTGTATCATCAACGAAATAACTTTCGTCTTCATCAACTCTTTCATATCCAGTCTTGGGCTTGTCCTCAACCAGTCCCAACTCTTTCAGCTGTTCTTCCGATATTTCAGCTTGAATGCTTTTATCGTTCATTTTCAACTCTACTTGCATTACTTTTCCTCCTTAATTTTATTTCGCCTCAACACTCACACCTTCGTGCGTGTGCCAATACAATTTGTAATGATATGGGTCTGTATGTGTCCCTGTTATATCCTCAACCGCATACATTGTGTATTCGTTTAAATACACGTAATTCTTTTTATACGAATTCTCGCCCGTTTTAACAGTTATCACCAATTCGTTATTTGCATTATTGGATATACTCATATATCCCTCCGCCTCAAGCACGATATTATCTGTTCGTGCATTGTAAACGGTGATTTTTCGTTCACATTCAAAATAATCTGCCTGTTTTGACATATTGTAGTTTACCATTTCCGCCTCTGAACACGCCGTCAGCATTACTGCTATGCAAAACATCATCAATATTCCAATTATTTTTATAAATCTTCTTTTCATTTATTATTCCTCCGTATAATCCTAACCTCATTTCCTATCTTAATTTGTTCGTAAAAGTCTATCATACCTATGTTTCCGGCTAAATCCAATGCTCCGAGCGCTTTTGCATACCAAAACTCCGCCACCTCACTGTTTATTGCCATTTTTATATTGCGCTTTGCATTTTCTATATAGTTATAAAACTCGTTTTTTAATTCTTCTTGTTTTCTTTTCTTAAACCTCTTTATCAAATTCATTTATTTTCCCTCTCTTTCTTTATCACAAAATCACTTCTTTGCTATCTTCGTATATCTCTGCCTTTTCAGCTACTAACGGAGCAAGTCCTGCGTCAGTTGACACCGTATATTCGCCATATCCTTGTTCCATTAATTCTTTGAATTTTTTATAAAAATCTGCGACTGTCATTTTTTTATTCCTCAAACAATTCGGAATTATCATTCATATCGTGTATATTGCCTATAACATTGGCTGATTTCCTGTCACCGCACCAGTATAATAAATCTTCTCGTAGCGTCAATAACGGCTCATGTTGCCACTCTATGACAAAACCACAGTCATTACACGCACGTTGTCTGTCGTATGTATTTCTGTATTTAACTATTCCTAAACACGCTTTCTCCGTTGCGAAATGCGGTTCATATCGGAATATACTTCCCTCAAAAACTCGGTTTCCTTTTTTGTCGGTAACTCCTGTAAATTGTCCTACTGTTTCAGGTATAACCCTATGTGCCCAGTCAACATCATTTGATGAATTATCAATTATATACACTACTTCATCTTTTACATCATCAGCTTTTTGCTGAAATATACCGCCTGTTATCCATTCTCCATTGTCTATACGTTTACCTCTGAATAGTATCTCTCGCATTATGTATCCTCCTCAATACTTACAATCAATTCCCAACTTGCTCGCCATTGCCATTCGAATAATTTTCGGGCGACTTTTTGTTGTAGCCGCTACCTTTAAATCACTTGTACTTTTTGCTCATTTAATCACCACCGCTTCAAATGTTATCACGTTTACTTGCTTTCCTTAAAATGTCCATTATCGCCAGCATTTCATCATAAGAACAATTATCAATAAATCTCATACACGCTCTTATATCTTTCTCTAATAGGCGACGATTTTTTTCAATTTCTGCTGATTTATAATCATTGAACAAATATCCACGTTCGCCCCAATCGTCATGTTCAAACAATGGTTCAATATTGCCCCACCGCATAAATTGTCTGTCAAAAGAATCTACCGTCACATATTTTCGACCAATCTTTTTTACCGTTACTTCAGTAATCGTTGGCGCTTCTAAGCGTCCGCTATTTGTATAGAGTATATATGCCTTTTGACCGACTGTGAAATCTTTTAATGTCAACTTCTTCATTTCACATCACTCCATTCCAAACGCTGTCCACATTCAACGCAACATTTATCGCCGAATAGTATATGTTTCCTATCGCCACAATTAGGGCAATGACTCAATCCACTTTCTTCGTCAATAATTATTTTCATCGGAATATCTTTTTGCTCATACTCATACAACTTCTCTATTGCCTTTTTCATCGGTTCGAAGTTGCGTATTTCCCTATCGATTGTTTCCTGCGTTATAGGCGGAAACATTTCTGCGTCAAGTGTTATAAATCCGTTTTTATATTTTTTTGTCAACATTTTTATCTTCCTCCTCATTCATTCATTTTTCAATTTTACTTTTTCAATCGGCACAATAATTACTGCGTGTTTGGTTTTGTCCAACAGTTCAAGTGAATATTTCAAAAATCCTCTCGGGTCTTTTCTTGCGATACACGCATTAAGGATAAACGGTGTCGGTTCGGGGATATTATAAAAATCCGAATAATAAACCGTTTTATTCAGATTTTGTTTTACTTCAAGAATATCCATATCACAAATCCTCAATGCTTATAAATATGCCCGTCTGCTCCGCCCAAAACTTTTCTGTTATTTCACTTGCCACAAGTGCGTCATCTTTCCAAAATCCAACTTCAGTCATAACGTCTTTAAGCATTTTCTGCAAGTTATCCGTATCGGGTTTTGTTGCCTTATACTCACCGTCCGAATGCTTGCCTTTAGGGAAGCACCACTTTGTCACCATACGCACAGGCTTTTCAAACATCTTTTCAGGTGCGTAATGTGAAAGATGTGCCGCAAGTTTTTCTCTTACCGCTTTAACTTCCGGCGGCTCATAAAATACCGGCTTACCTTTTACAACTGCAACCTTTTTTTCTTGATACGTTTTTGTCGGCGGTATCATTGCCATAAAAAATTGTACTTTCATTTTCTCACTTCCATTTATTTACTTTGTGTCTGTTCTGAAATTTTTGCTTTGTCAGTCAGTAAGGGGAAGGAGTTGTTGTGCGTGAGCTTTCGCACAACTACTTCCCCCTGACCTTAGGGAAAGGGAAACCTTTATATATACGTAGTATATATACATTTTCCTTCCCTCGAGAAAAAGTCGATATTTTCCCGAGTTTTTCTTCCCTAAGGAAAATTTAATTTTTCTCGACTTTTTCCTTAAGGAAAGGAAAGAAATTTTTTCGACTTTTTCCTTATCAGTGAAATTTTTAAGAGTAATTTTCCCTCCGACATTTTCCCTCTTATTTCTTACCTACTTGACCCTCATCAATCCAAAATCCACCGTGTTCTTTCAATCTGTTTCTTACTGTTTTTTCCGTAACGCCCATATATTCCGCCATAGATTTTACTGTCACTTTATCATCGATTCCGCACGCCTCGAATGCCGTTTCAAGTGAATTTTTACGTTCTGTTTTACGTTCAGCGTCCGTTTTCTTTTTAGCAAAATTCTTCTTCCATGTAGGCATTCCGTCATCAACTGCAATGTCTTTTAACACTCCGATATTATCAATACTGTGTACCGGATATTTAAACCACAGGTTTACAGGCGCAAACTTTGGGAACTCTCTAAGCGTACCCTCTATACGCCACGCACTACGGCTTTCAACCGTTTTTCTTGCCTTACCTACATCTTCTATAACGCACTCGTAAGCGTCGTTTTCAAGGTATTCTCGACACAATGCAAGCATTTGAGTTTCACTGCACAAATCGTCTTGTGACGCATGATACAGTTTATCGTATTTATATAACCAACCCTCACATACTTTACATACTGCCTTATTCTTTTCCTGTTTTAATATATCGTCGTTCAATTCAAGTTCTACAAGGTCGATAAGTGCATCGGGATCACGTGCAAACACCCCCGAACCCGAGGCTCTGTCCATACTTCTTTTACCGCCTTGAGCACCTTTACTGTGATGATGACAATATATAACCGCACAACCGAGTTCTGTACACACTTTATCAAACTGATTACAAAAATGCGCCATTTGGTCTGCACTGTTTTCGTCGCCTGTTATAACCTTATATATAGGGTCAATTATAATCGCTATATAATTCTTTTTGCTTGCCCTGCGTATAAGTTTCGGAGCGAGCTTGTCCATTGGTACACTGCGTCCTCTAAGATTCCAAATATCAATGTTGGATAGATTGTCGGGTGCTATGCCAAGTGCTGTATAAACGTCCTTAAAACGGTGCAGACAACTTGCTCTGTCGAGTTCAAGATTAACATACATCACTCTGCCTTGTGTACAGTTCCATTCAAGCCATTTCTTTCCTTCTGCAATGGCACAGCACAATTCTATAAGTGCATATGATTTACCTGCCTTTGACGGTCCCGCTATAAGCATTTTATGTCCCTGTCTTAAAACTCCGTCAATAAGCGGCGGTGCAAGAGAGGGCAAGTTATCCCACACGTCCGCCATACTTTCCGGATCGGGCAAATCATCATTCACGCTTTCAATCCATTCACGCCACTCGTTCCAATTTTCTTTACCTATATTGGTATCAAGAAGATATTGTTTTTTACCGTTACGCATTATGCCCGGCATACGCGATAATCTTGACGGATTTCTATTCTGAATATCAAGTTTCAATCCGTTTTTATTACACACGTTATACAGATAATCAACACGTTTTTTATATTCTTCATATGTTGACGCGTCAATTTTTACTATTGCGTGCAGGCTCTTTTTGCCACTGTATACGAGTGCCGCAACAGGTAATTCCAATTCTGTTATAATGGCTTTTTGTGCCGAAATGTCCATTGTATCGGATTCGACAAGTGCATATCTGAACTCTGTTACATTCTCATTTTTTACGCCCTTACCGTCAAGAGGATTAAACCTTATCCATGCACCTACTTCGCTGTTATAATCGCCGAGTACACTGCCTATATCGCCTTTGCATTGGTACAGTTCCTTTATAAGCTGACCTGCCGTTCTGTCGTAACAACCTTTTGACGGCAAGAATTTTCCGTCATGTTTCCAACTTTCCGTAACATAGCCTACGTTTTCGTCCGGCTCAAAAAGTGTTTCGAGGTATGTGATAATCTGTTCTGTCGGATTCCATTGTTCGGGAATATGTATCTCACTGCGTTCAAGCCAGTTCCTGTCTACTACGACAAGTTCGTCTTTGGAACCTATTTCACTGTCCCAATCAAGTTCGGCTGATACATTCTCATAATGGTATCCGTTTTCTTTAGCCATTTGAATAATAGTTCCGGCAGTAACGGGAGCAGATGAGCCTTGAAATGTCGCCCACTTCTTTGCACATTCACCGCTATGGTAACGGTTTACGTCTTTCATACTCCACATATCCCAATCAGATACCGTATATCCCTCGTGTTTTAGTGCCATACCTACGTTTATCCACTCTTGATAACTGCAAGTTGACGGATCAATATATTCAAGAATTTCTGTCAAATTATAATCGTTCATATCTTAATTCCTTTAATATTCACTCGGATTTATCCCCGACGGTATTCGCCAACCGTTTGCGGCAATTCTGTCAATAAGATTTTTTGCTTTTTCAAACTCCCAAACACCGACGTGCTGAAAACCTCGACTTTCAAGAAAGCGTATTTGCTTTGGAGTTGTAAGTCCTGCCACACGTCTTTTCTCCAATCGTTCAAGCAGTTTGGTTGCCTTACCTGCGTTATCTATTTCATCAGGGAATATTCCGTATTTTTCAAGTACCTTTATTTGTTTGTCTGACGGAGGTGACATTTCCCAACCGAATGTCGGTACATATCCGGATAAATCTTCTGCCTGTATGCTCATCTCAAACTGCAAAGGGTCAACCAATTTACGCTTACGTTTCTTCATTTCGGCAAGAAGATTTGCAAGTGCCTCTTCTCTTTGTGCAACTACATCTTCGCTTGCCTTTTCCTCTGCCTCTTCTATGTCAACAGGATAACCCGCATTTTCGATATTCTCCGTCATTTTTACGGCAACTTCTTCATTTTCGCAAATCAAATGTGCGGGGTGACACAGTTCGTGTCGTTCCGTATGCCATAAAAAATCGAGTAAAAGTAAGTGGTCCTTATTCGGTGCAAGTCTTGTTCCGCGCCCTACCATTTGACTGTACAAACTGCGTACTTTTGTAGGTCTTAATATGACAACGCAATCCACATCGGGGCAATCCCAACCCTCTGTCAAAAGCATTGAATTGCACAATACGTTATACTTATTATTTTCAAAATCACTTAATATTTCTGCTCTGTCCTTGCTTTCGCCGTTTACTTCCGCAGCCTTAAAACCCTTTTCGTTCAAAATATCCCGAAACTTTTGGCTTGTCTTTACAAGTGGCAGAAACACCACTGTTTTTCTGTTAATGCAATGCTTTGCCATTTCATCTGCTATCTGATACAAATACGGATCAAGTGCCGTACTTAAATCGCTTGATTTAAAATCACCCGCTTGCATACCTACGCCTGTCAAATCAAGTTTTAACGGAATTGTCAGAGCCTTTATTGGACTTAAATATCCCTCTTTAATAGCCTTTGGGAGTGTATATTCATATGCAAGGCTTTCAAAGACTTGTCCGAGATTTTTCATATCGCCTCTGTCCGGTGTTGCAGTGACTCCAAGCACCTTTGCTTCTGAAAAGTGGTCTAATACACGTCTGTAACTGTCTGATATGCAGTGATGTGCCTCGTCTATTATAATGGTATCAAAGTAATTACTTTTGAATTGATTTAATCTTTTTTCACGCATTAGTGTTTGTACCGAACCTACAACTACTCTGTACCAACTTCCTATACAGCTTTCCTCTGCCTTTTCCGTTGCACAACCTAAGCCGGTTGTTTTCATAATCTTGTCAGACGCTTGTTCCAACAGTTCCCCACGATGTGCAAGTATTAAAACACGCTGACCTTTTCGCACACATTCTTCCGTTATTTTTGCAAAAACTATTGTTTTACCGCACCCTGTCGGAAGAACGAGCAATGTTTTATTACAGCCGTTCTCCCACTCGCGGAAAACGGCTGATTTAGCTTCATTTTGATATGGTCTTAATTCCATTTATTACACCGCCTTAAAAACTTCCCGGAGTAAATGACGACGCAGGTGATTGCGTTGGTTCGGCTTGTGTTCCTGTCGGCTCATAGAATTTTTTGATTTCATTGGATTTTAAGACTTCACCTGTCTTAGTGCTTGTATATTCATGTATACCGATTTTACATCTGCCTGTTGCTCCGACAACCGCACTCCAATTCATACGGCACTTTTCGCCATGCTTTCTCTGTCCTATTGCGGTAAAAAATGCACAAAGCATTCCCTCTGTTTTGGTATGTAAAAACAGGTTGTGTTTAATCGTACCTTGATTACCTTTGCCGTCCGCAACGTTTAATGTTATAATCGCTTTGTTGCACGGCGGAAGTTTAGCACTTCCTTGATGTCTGCCACGCTCAAAGCCTGTTACCGTAAAATTATAATCACCGTCGGGCAATATTTGAAACTCATTGTCGTTTTCTATTTCATCATCCCAACCAAATTCTCTTTCTTCTGCCATTATTCATTACCTCCTTGAAATACATTCTCATTTCTCATTTTCTTTATAATCTCAAATACTTGATTCCATGCTCCTACCAATACACCGTTGATAAAATCAGCGTCGTAATTTTCTATCGGTGTATCTTCGGGATAATATCCTTTATACGCAACTGCCTGTCTGATTTCTGCGTCTGTTACCTTATTAATCTGCATTAAATCCGACAATGCTTTCGGTATATTTCCGTTCGGCATATCAAACGATTGTGCCGGTGTATCAAATTCTTTTCTTTCGTCTGATACGTTGTTGTCAATCGGCGGTGCAACTGTCGTTTTTTGTGGTGGTGTGACTACCTGTGAAACAGTCGGCTCTATATGTGGTGCGACTGTCGGTGTAACCGCTTGTGTCGGTGCATTATCTTTAAAACAATGTGCAATTCGTTTATATTCAAACGGCATTTCGTCCGGTAGATTATGACGGTTCTTTGCGTCCCAACAAGGATGATGTGTGGTGTACATTGTTCTTGTACCGCCCTGTGCCTTATGTTTTGTTCCTTTGTCGTCAGTCGCAACCGAAAATGTTTTATAATTGACAAATAAAATCATATCCGCCCACTCTTTCAAAATAGGTGAAATCTGCGAACTTGTTTTTTTGCCGAGTTTTAACTCCCAACGGTCATACGCTCCCATTTCGTCCGGCTGTTCAAACTTGCGTAATTGTGCGTGAGCCGTCAAAACTACATTTATCCCCAAGTCAATCAATTCATCAAGTGAATTTAAAAATCTGCCTATTTCCTCTAATTCGTACACATATCCCGAACCGTATCCGAAATCCTCAATACTTTTTTTGTTATTATCTGCGCATATCTTTGCAATACAAAGTCTTTCCGCCCAATCAAATGTATCTATAATATATGTTTTGCATACAGTCGGATTTGCTTTGACATATGCTACTTCCTCTTTTAGCAATGTCCAAGAGGTAGGCTTAGGCAAACGTCTTACGTCCATATGTTTTGTACTGCCCTCTGTATCCGAAAACAGAGGACTTGGGAACTTCGACGCAAACGTTGATTTGCCTATTCCCTCAGGGCCGTATATGATTACTTTTTGTGCCGATTCGATTTTTCCGCTTGTAATATCCATTAAAATTCTCCCTCTTTCCAAGTTTTTGTCGCATTAGGTGTTGCTGTGCTTGATTCGCTTGAATATCCGTCCTCAATGATGATACTGCATTCTTCACCTGTACTTACTCTTGTGGCTATTGCCTGCAATCCCTCTTTTTCAAGCCATTCGCCGAACTCTTTTAATGTGTCGGTATCCATTTGCTCCAACTTGTCAAGAAGTACAAAACCACAATCGGGATTGAGCTTTCTGACAATAGCCGTTGATACTTTCATCTGCTCCGCACCGCTCATGTTATCCCACTTAAAGCCTTTGTATGTAAGCTCGCCGTCCTCAACCGACAATCCATCAAGTGGCAGATTTGCATTCTTCAATAAATTCGTCTTTTCTTTACGAACGTTACTAATAGCTGTGGTAAGCTCGTCATACTTGTCCTTGTATTCTTTCGCTTCTTCTTCGGCTTTGTCTTTATCCATATTGGCACGAACTTTAATGTTTATCTGCTCAATGTTCTTGATGTTCTGTTCAAGTTCTTCGGTTGATTCGTCGTGCAAATCAAGTGCCGATTTTTGTGCAATTTCAAGATCCGAAAGTACAACATCAAGTTGTGATTGAAGATTTGTAATCTGTGTTTTTAATTCTTCGGAACGTTTCAAAAGTGATTGTGCTTTTTCGCGCTTGCGTTGATTTTCACCATTCTTTGCAAGTATTTCCTGTTGCTTTAGGATAAGTTCCGAGATTGAAATAAGTTCTTTCGGTGCTTCGGGATAATCGACTATTTCTTCCGCAAACTTTTTCTTTTGGTCTGCTATTCTTCCGATTGCGGTACGTTCGTTGTAAAGTTGTTTTTCTCTGTTTTCAATTTCATATAACTGCTCTCCGACACCGATTACTTGAAGCAGTATCTCGGCTTTTTCCTTTGATGTGCCTTGCATAAATTTCGGCAAGTCCAGTGCAAATTGTTCGATAAACTCATTCAAAAGCTGTTGACCGCCTTTGTTACCGTTCGGATCTATTACTTTCAATGCACTGTTCTTGCCCTTGCGCTCCACAATTAAACCGTTTGACAATTCAATATGAAGAATAGGCGGAATGACCGAGCCGTCACGCTGTGGTTGTGACGGACGGTATTTGTCTCCGCCCAATGCCCAAGCTATACTGTCTATAACCGACGTTTTACCTTGTCCGTTTTTACCTCCGATAACCGTCAATCCACTTTGTGCCGGCTCAAGTTTTACCGCCTTTATTCGCTTGACATTTTCAAGCTGTAATTCATTTATCTTTATCATTGATTTTCGTTCCTTTCTGTGGTATAATGTTGACATAGATTAATAATCTATGTGTTTTTGTTATTTGACCGTTTACGAGTGCCCACTCTAACGGTCATTTTCTTTTATAATCTTCGCAACACTCATTTCAAGCGGGTGCTTTGACTTGATACGATTTGTTATCCCGTATCCTTTTGCTATGTATGCCTTAACCGACTTGCTGTCATCGGCGTTTAAAACCACTACATCATCTCTGCCCGTCATTACTACATATTTGTTCATTTGAAAATATTCCTTTCACCGTTATTTTCTGTTTTGCGTGTCCTCTACACTCTTTAGCGAATGCGTTAATCATCGGAAACACCTCACGCTGAAAATACTCCTCTGTTTTCTCATTCTCTGTTTTTGGTTTTCTTTTTAGCATTTTTTATGTCCCTTTCTGCCAATTTCCAACTTATGATTAGCCCCACGCCGAAACTAATCAGCGCAATTCCTATTGTGTTCATTTGTTTTACCTCTCTTTACTTCCTCACAGGCACACAGGAGCCGTCCGCAAAAGGATTAAAACTCTTAGGGAATAGTCTACTATTTTACGGATAATATGCGGACAGCCCTTGTCTGCCTGTGAGTATTAAGTTGTTATGCTGATAAACCTAATTTCTTTAGTTTATCTCTGCGTTTTTCAAGTTCTGCAACATCAATGCCCCACACTTCATATGCCATTTCGGTATTGATTGTATATAGCTGTGATGTCTTGACATTTTGCTTTATCTGTTCTTCCTGTACGGCTTTCTTGTACTTTGTCAGCGTCGCAGAACCCAAACCGTCGAACAACTCCTTGATTTCCTTGTTGCCGATTTCGGGGTATCTGTAATATATGTACAATGCCGTATCAATGTCAGCTATCTTCTTTACTTTCATTGTCTTTCACCTACTTTCTATCTCTTATTGTAAAATTCTTCATATTGTGCTATAATCATCTCAAAGGAGTTGATTATCAATGAACTATATACAGAAAAATTTTCACGATTTATTTAATGCTGCTAACGAAATGAATTGTACTTATCAAAAACCTGCACAATGTCCACATTGTGGCATATGTTGTGACCCTTTAATTTTAGGAAGTACTTTCATTTCGCCTTTTACAGCAAAACCACCGCAGTTTGTGTTTTTAATCTTCCAATGTACCGCTTGTAAAAAACTTTTTACCGCTACATACGAAGTCACAAACGGCAAATCTCATATTTGCTGTATGACACCATTTAAACCATCTGCATTCTCTGATGAACTCATTGAAAAAATATCGCCAAGGTTTATTGAAGTTTATAATCAAGCTCTTCGTGCTAAAGATAATAAGGACCTTAACTTAGCCGCTATTGGTTATCGTTCAGCACTTGAAATTCTTATAAAAGATTATGCTATAAATGAACTGAATGAACCACCCGAAAAAGTTATTAAATTAAAACTCTTTGAGGCTATTTCTAATTATTTACCTGAAAATATGTTAAGTACCGCTGACGTTGTGCGAATATTAGGTAACGACCATACCCATTATGAACGTAAATACCCCGAACTTGATTTTAATTTACTCCAAAAATATATGGATATTTTTATAAATTTAGTTCAAACAAAATTACTTATTGCAAACCCTCCGGTTTCTCGTTGATTATAGGTGTAAAATTCAAATCTTGTACCATACAGGCTAAGTCGTTTGAAAGCGACTTAGCTTTATTTATTACTTCAACTAAATCATTCGCTTTTCCTAACGCTTTTTCTAATGGCTCTGTATTCAATGTTACTGATATTTTAATTGTTTTTTCTTCGTTCATTTTTCCTCATTCCTTTCCTACACTAACTGACAAAATTGATTTTGAAATTCAGCGCACATTTCAAATACCTGCGGTGCATACTGTAGGTATTTTTCTTTGTCATCTTTTTCAATAGAATCAGCATATCTCTTTAGTAATTTGTATGACGTACGCAAAATATCTCGTGCGATGTCTTCTGTTGTTAAAACTTCTTCTTCCATTCTCCTACTTCCTTTCCGCCTCGTTAGGCTGTTTTTTGTTCGTCTATTGCGAATTTTGTAAATTAATGTTATAATCAACCTCAAAGGAGTTGATTACCGATGTTGTTAAAAAAATCAAAAATAATTTTAGATACTTTAATTAGCCAACCATCTGCGTCCTCTATTCATAGTTATTTAGGAATAAAAGACTTTCTCATACCATTACTTGAAGAAAAAAATGATTGCCAATGGAATTATGATAATGTATCACTTTTATTACAACAATTAATAGATGAAGAATATATAACCGCCGAAGCTTTTACTCACGGTGAGTATCCTTTACCCGATTTCAGATATATAGTTCTTACCTACAAAGGATTGCATTATCACGAAATTCACAGAAACACAATAAAAGATTTTCTTTTCAAATCTGTTCTTGTTCCTATTGTAATATCTTTGATTACTACTGCTATTGCAACGCTTATCGGCTATATTTGGGGAAAGACAGCACTTAACAACCAGTTAAACAATACACAAAATACTGCACTTGAAATAATGGAAACTACGATTGTTACCGCCAACGGGTGACTCATCAAAATATCCCATATATCCACATTTCCTCACCTACTTTCTTATATTACCTGTGTTACTTAAGTTTCCTTTACGATACTAATTCTGCAAAAAAAATATTCATTATTTTTTCTTCATTTAGTCCAAGAATTGACGCAATCTTTTGAATCTCTTCTTGCTTAAAGCTCGTTTCCCCTTTTAGCCTACTATACAAGCATTTCTTTGATACACCGATTTTCTTTGCAAGTTGTGGCTTTGTTAAGCCATTTCTTGCTATCTCTGCATTCAAATCATCTGTATTCATTTAATGACCCCCTTTCTTGTTTCCTTTAGGATACTTTTATGATAGCACACAAATTAATCATTGTCAACCCCCTTTAGGAAACTTTATTAAACTTTTTTGAAAAAATAGTTGCTTTTTTGAAACCATTATGATAATATGTATTTATAGAAAAGAGGTGTTGACATTGGATATAGGAACTATTATAAGAAATAGACGTTTGGAACTTAATTTAACCCTTGAAGAAATCGGCAATGCCGTTGGTGTTAGTAAAAGCACTGTTCAAAAATGGGAAAATGGTTTTATATCTAATATGAAAAGGGATAAAATATCAGCCTTAGCAAAGATTTTAAATATTAATCCAGTAACATTAATTACTGGCGAATATCCAACCACTTTGCCCGAAGGAGCAATCCCTTATAATCCTGTAATGCACAGAATACCTATCTTAGGAGATATTGCGGCAGGATTACCGATATTTTCGGAAGAAAATTATGAGGGATATACTTATACAGAATTAAATCATGGTGGTAAATATTTTGCTTTAAAAGTAAAGGGCGATAGTATGACCGCCGCAAACATTCCCGACGGAAGTCTTGTAACTGTTCGCGTACAACCAACAGTTGAAAACGGCGAAATCGCCGCAGTTCGTATTAACCATGATTCATTTACCATAAAAAGATTTAAAAGAGAGAAAAACATTGTAATGCTTATGCCACAATCATATAACCCTGAACATCAAACACAAATCTATGATTTAAAACAAGATAGTGTTGAAATAGTTGGAAAAGTTGTTGAGTGTAAGGTCGGATTTTGATGTTTATTCAAATTTATAAAAATAAAACAAGGAAGTGATGATATTGGAAATAATAAAATATTACGGTAGTGATGAAACGAAAACCGAATTTATAAATCACGACAGTGAGCCTTTAATGGCAGTCATTGCACACGACCGCTCACACGCTGTTGTTTCATTGCTCGATGAGGGTTGCGAACACCATTTATTATTGGCAAAGGCTCTTGACAAATACAATATAGATGAATATTTCAGAATTATTTTTGATAACGAGGGTGCCGATTGGACATTTGTATGCCCACCTAATTATAAAAATATAGCTAATAAAGAAAAACGTATAACAGAATTTTTTAATGACGGTGTTGACGCTATTACCGATTTTCTTAAACAAATCGATTATGACGTACCTATTAACGTTCCAAGACGTTACCGCAGACATATGGATTATTTGAAAAATTCTGATTATTAAAAAAATTCCCCCGACCGCTACCAACAGTCGGAGGAAACAGAATAAAGTGCATTTATACACAATATCCAAACCAATAATATTGTATCATAAATGCACTCTATTTTCAATACGAAAAATCGAAAAAGGAGTGTTATTTTTATGCCTATTTATAAAATGGACGGTAAAAAAGACGGCTTACAGAAATACCGTGTAAGAATTAATTTCACCGACAGTTCCGGCAAATCAAAACAAATTGATCGTGTCGCATATGGCAAGGATTCCGCAAAAGAGCTTGAGAGACAGTTAATGCATAATCTTAGCAATGAAACATTAAAAAGAATAACATTGCAAGAATTATATGATGAATACATCGCCGTCAAAAAATTTGAAGTCAGAGAAAATTCTATGAGAACTATTACAGGACGATTAGAGTTATATGTATTACCCAAATTTAAAGATTACAAATTAAACAAAATCACATCATCAGAGTTGCAAAAGTGGAAACAATATATTGAAACCTGTACAAATGCCAAAAAGCCAAAAGAAAAACTTTCATCAAGTATGAAGAAAAATATCTTTGGCGAATTTCGAGCATTACTCAACTATGCGGTAAAAATGGAATACATACCGAGAAATCCTCTTACTGTTGTCGGGAATTTCAGAAATCCATATGAAAATAAAAAGGAAATGGATTTTTACACCCCCGAAGAATTTAAAAAGTACATACAAGCCGCCCAAAAGCAAGCAGAACTATCCGAACAATCAACAGGAAGTATATATGAATGGAATTTCTATGTATTTTTTAATATCGCATTTTATACGGGTATGCGTAAGGGTGAAATAAATGCGTTGAAGTGGTCGGATATAGATGATAATATAATTCATGTACGTCGGAGCATTGCTCAAAAGCTTAAGGGTGAGGACAGAGAAACACCTCCAAAGAATAAATCGTCTGTTCGTGATTTACAAATGCCATTGCCACTTATTAATATATTAAACGAACACCAAAAACGTTATAAGGCTATTGACGGTTATTCTGATAACTTGCGGATATGTGGCGGTATTAAGTGTTTACGTGATACAACCATAGAAAAGCGAAACGAAAAGTTTGCCGATATTGCAAATGTCAAAAAAATACGCATTCATGATTTTAGACACAGCCACGCCTCATTATTAGCGAATAACGGTATTAATATTCAAGAAATTGCAAGACGTTTGGGACATACCAATATAGAAATCACTTGGAATATATATTCTCACCTGTACCCTCATCAAGAGGAAAAAGCAGTTGAAATTTTAAACAAAATCGTGTAA